CTTTGGGTCACCTCTTGTGAGTAGACCTCCGTGTCGAAGTAGGGGGGACTCGTCAAGATGAGATCAGGCCGCCAAATGCGCTGTCCCAACACGTCCTCAGCACATCCCCAAACCAGGTCAGCGCTGACAGATTGATTTGGATGATTCACGCGGTACTGTTCCAAGAACCGACGATTGTTCTCAATGGCCTTTGTATGAGGGTCAATTCCGACGTAGGCAGTGTCTGAGCACAACGCGCCGAACAATCGTCCACCCCACCCAGCACAGAAGTCCACAACGAGTTCTGCACCGAAGTGCTCGTAGAGCGCTTTGGCGACAGCCGGTCTGAAGTTCGACACTACTGTGCAGCCGCCCCGCAGCTGAATCGCCGACCGAATGGATGCTGCGCGAAGGTATTGAGAGCCCGTGCGAACCTGACTGGTGACGGCTCGGCGGAAGACGTCGTCGTCTTCGTAGGCTTCCATTGCGGAACGTTTACCCGCCCCCTTGACCCTCCACATATTCGTATGAAATGCTGAGACGACGGCGACGCCCACGTGCGAGCGCACGAGCGTGTGCCCGGTGAGCACGTCTGCCTGACGAACGTGCGCAGCGTTCGTCCTCAGCCGCTCATGCGTCCAGGTATGGAAAGGAAACCCGTGCTCGCGGTAGCAAGCGAACGTGGCTTCCACCAGATCGCGCTCGGCTCGTGAGCCCCGAGGAGGGCGGTTGGTCTTCAACCGCACGTCCACTTCGGGTGGCAAGTTTGCATAAGGGTCCAATGGTGGCAATTCCCGAACTGGATAGAAGTCCGCTAGCTCCCGAATATGAGGTGCAGCGACGGCAGCAGCGTCGGCGGCTTGGAGCCGCTCAAGCATCGCCTTGGCTTGCTTTATCCCAATGGAAGTCATCTACTCACCGCGATGCTGTGTAAGCAATCACGTTATCTCCATCTGGATAAAATGCAAGGTCTAGCGTGAGACCGATTTACAGCAGGCACCGCTCCGCTAGTGACCTCTGGTGGATTATCCTGATGGAGATGAGTAGACACAAAGAAAGAGGCGTTGGTTTTCACCAACGCCTCTTTGCTTTGTAGGTGTCGTCGGACTAACCGACGTAACCCCTCACGCTAGACGAGGTTATCGATTTCCACGCGAGCGAAGAACTCCGGACGGGTGAGCGTGATCTTGTGACGCGTGCGAACCGCGCGACGAAGGCTCATATCGTTCGGATCGATGAAGTTCGGGGTGATCTCCATGGGGATGTACGGGCTGTAGATCAGGCCCGTGTCGAGGATGCTGGGGCCCTGGTAGCCCATGAGCATCTGGTTCGCGGGGAACAGCGGGTCGACGAAGACAACCCACTTCCGCTTGAGAACGCCCTGCTTGATGATCCCGCCCTGGTAGACGTGACCCTCGTCGACGGCGGTGAAGCCGTCGATGTTGTCGAGCAGGCTGGCGACCTCGCTCGACGTGATGACCCAGTTCGCCGGGGCGCGCTGAGTGCGGCGGTGGATGATGTGCGACGCACGGCTCATGCGGATCACGAGCGACTTGAGGTGCTCGGGATCGCTGATGCCGCTGGCGGTCGCGCGGTCCCACTTGACCACGGCCAGGGGCTCGACAGCGTTGAGCGCGGTGCCCGCGATCTCACGGTCGATCTCGGCCGTCATCTCGTCAGACATCTGGGCAACCAGGTCCGCATCGATGTTGCGGCCCCAGAGGCTGCGGAGATCGTCCGCCGCTTCGACGCTGGCCAGGCTCTTGAGCTTGCGACTCTCGGCCTGGATGCTCTTGATCTCGATGTCCAGCTGGACTTCGGGAATGCGAGCGTTCAACTCGTTGTCGTAACGGTACTCGCACGTGATGACCGCGTCGGTCGCCGGTGCAGTGCCGAAGCTCAGCCCAAGCTGACCCGACTGGTAGTTGATCGAACCCGAACCACCGACCAGAGCGGAGCCAGCGACGGGGATGATGGCACCCGCGCCGTTGTCGGTGCCCTGAATGACGCCATCGAGCTTGATGACGACCGTGCCGGACTGCGGACGAGGCCACGCCAGGTTGCGGGAGAACGCGACGGTCGCGCCGTCGCCGACCTGCACACGCTCACCGTCGATGAAGTTGGAGCTGTACCACTTGTTCAGCACCTTGTTCATCTCGGTGCCAGCGGCGACCGAGCCCTTGTCCGAAGCGTACTTCGGACGGTAGAACGCGATGCCGCCGATAGGGCCGGTCATCGGCTGGACGGACGCGATCTGCGTCGCCACCAGACGAATGGCCGTGCGCCGAATGACGGGCAGCACGTACTTCATGAAGGGGCCTACAGACAGCGCCCGAGTCTCCTCGGAGAGCCGCTTGAGGTGCCGGACTTCCTGTTCGATCATGAGCGCGGCGATACCGCGCACGTAGTTCACCTGGTCGCCAGTGGCCCCAGGTCCCATCTCCTCAGCCAGGTTGTGGAGCATCTTGCCCCACTTCCTGGTGTACTTCCCTACAGCCGAGTCGCCCTCGGTGAGGGGGCTCACCCCGGAATCATTCAACATGCTTCGTGCCGTAAACATGGTCGGCTACCTCCTGTTGGGGCCGGACTTGCCGACCAGATTTGCTTGCTCATTAAGACTCGTCCCAATGAAGGACAAGTCTCGATCTGCTTCTTGCGCCTCAGCCGTGGGCTGAGCGTCACGGGTTGTTTGCTCTTGGGCAATCCGCTCATCTTCGGTGAGGTTCTCACGGCCGCGACCGAGCGCGCGACGAATGCGCTCCTCGGTGGTGCCGGTCTGTCCTGCCGACTCCTCGTTGCGAGTCGCTTCCATATCGACCTCCGCCTCGGTGAGGAGCTTTCCGGACTGCACCGACTCGATGATGTTGTTGCGCTTGGTGTGGCCCATCAACCGCTGGTTCGCGTAGAGAAGCAGGTTCTTGCGGTCGTTCTCCTCGACCGCCTCGGCCAAGCGAGTGGCCGCCTTCGCTGCGCGCTTCTCGGCCGCGTTGCGCGCTTCCATGGCCTCCTGGAGCGACTTCCGGACATTGTCCTCCACCGCGACGATCTTCTCATTGACCGATTCGCGGAGCTGGGCCTCACGCCGCTGTGAGTCCTCGGCGATCTTTTCGGCAGCTTGAAGACGCTTCTCCCACTGGGCCTTCATCGCGGACATCTGTTCACTGATCTCGGCGTCCTTTTCGGCGCGGACCTTGTTGACCGTCGCCAGGGAAGACTCGACCTTCGCGCGGAGTTCAGTGGCTGTCTTGAACTCGGTGACCTCGCCGATCATGCTGCGCAGCTGTTCCTCCATCGGATGCCCGGCGATCTCTCGCTCGATGAAGACCTGGTAGGCAAGCTGCTTGCCCTTCCACTCCAGAGTGGCGATTTGTCGGGTTTGCGCGATGGTCGTCTGCTCGGCCTCTTCAACCGCTCGCTCCATCTCCTTGATGACCGAGTCTTTCTCGCCAAGAACACGCTTGATCTCGCCGGATGGGCGGAACGGGGCGACCATCTCCGCGATCTTCTTGAGCTGGAGCTTGGCCCCGGCCAGTTCTGGATCGCTGTCGAAGTCGCTGCGAACTTCCTCCTCGACCGTTGTGCGCATCTCAGCAAGAGAGCGGACAAGCTTGGCTGCGAAATCCTCCTGGAGAGCAGACCGAACTTCTTCGTAGACTTTGGCGCGGACGTCCTCGCCCACGACGGTCATGCTCTCCTGGAGGTTCTGTTCCTGACGGACACCTGTGAGGGTGTCGCTTGCCACCGCGTAAGCGTGTTCCTCGATGCTGCGGACCAACGCCGGGAACTGTCGACGAAGTTCGACGGTGGTGACGTCTCCCTTCACGGTCAGGATCGTGTTGCCGGCCTCATCCTTGTCCTCGGAGATGACCGAGGGATAGGCGTCATGGCAAGCAGGGTCGGCCACGAAGTCCCACGTGTTCAGTCGGAAGTCCTCGCCAACGTAGTCGAGTCCATCTGGACCGATGGCAGTCGAGCCGAGCCCACGGCTCGACATGCCAATGGCAGCGCCACGTCGAAGGAACGCGGCCAGGTTACGACCGGCGTCGGACTCTTCCACCACCTCGAACTTGCCGTGTATCTCACCGTTGTTTTCGACCCATAGACGACGAACGATGCAGCCCGCCTCACGTACCCTACTTTTTCCGTCACCTGGGTGATCAACCGCACCCAGGACCGAACCCTGCTCGATCCTGGGCGCAAGTCTGCGAATCTCCCGCTCGATGATCGAACGGGAATAGACGCGATTGTTCGCGGTCGGCTTGTCGCAGTGACCGATCTTGCCCTCAACAATCAGCTTGCCGTTGGTGTCTCCCTCGACGATCTGCATTCGCGCCGGGGCACCGAATTGATCGATCAGGACTCGCGTATTGTTCATCGTCGGGGGCATGTGTTTCTCTTTACAGCTGAAGGTTGACGAAAATCGACCGGCCCGAAAGCTAGTCGATCTTCTTCGTGGCCTCCAGCGCGTCCTCCAGGTCGGCCGCGAGAGCTTGCATGTCGTCAGCAGCGTCGTGCAGATCGACCTCACCCTCGGCAATCAATTCCGCAACGCTGTAGGCATCGTTGGCAATGCTCTCGAAGTGCCGGCCGATAGCGACGCGGGAGTCGTCGTCGGCCACCCTCTCTTCGGACTCCTTGATCTCGGTGGCGACCGCCTCGTAGTAGCTGGTGGCCTTGTCGTAGATGCCCTTCAGACCGTCCAGCAGCTTGTTGCTGACGCTCTCGACGACTGCGTTTCTCGGGCTGACCACCGAACGAAGCTCGCTCAGGTGAGCGTCGAGTTCGGCAAGGGAGGACGCGGACTCGATCTCCACATCGGAGGCCATCTTCTTGCCCTTGGCCCACATCTTGAGGTCGGCAGCGTTGTGCGTCTTGGCACGCTTCATCTTCTGGCGAGTGATCTTCCGTAGCCGTGCGCTCTGACCCTTCAGCCCCTTGCGCAGGGCGCGAACCTCTTGGGCGCCGACCTTGACCGACTTTCCGCCGATGATCTTCTTGCCCCTCTTGGCAGCACGCAGCGTGGACTTCTTGACCTTGCCGCGCTTCTGCATCCGCTTCTTGATCTTGCGAGCCCGGCGCAGGCCCCTCAGACCCAGGCTCCTTTTGCTCTCGCTGATGTACTCGTAAGCCTCGATGACGCCAACGAGATCGTCGTAGCTCGGGCGGTCGCCTTCACCCTCGACGACGGCGGCGATCCGGGCCTGGAACGCCTCGATGACCGACAGCGCGGCGTCGAACTTCGCGTCCTCGTCAGCGTCATCGTCGTCGCTGTCGCTGTCGTCGTCGTCGTCGCTGTCGTCGTCGTCGTCGCTGTCGTCGCTGTCATCATCATCGTCGTCGTCGTCGTCGTCGTCGTCTTCCTCGAACAGACTGGCGAAGTCGGTGCCGTACTCCTCGTCGATGGTCTCGATGAAGTAGTCGAACTCTTTCTGGGCGATCTTGTGCTCGGCGGCCAATCGGAAGAGGTCGTGCCGGATCGCGTCCTCGTCCATCTCGTCGTCGTCGTCGTCGTCGTCGTCGTCGTCGTCGTCGTCGTCGTCGTCGTCGTCGTCCATCTCGACGAAAGTGTCTTCTTGGTGGACGGGAACCTCGGTGCGCACGTCCTCGTCGTCGTCCTGGGCGCGAGAAGGAGACGCGGGGGCGCTCTCCGTCATCAGCTGGGGTAGACCCAGTGCGGCAAGATCCTCATTACACGTGGTTTCGGGGTAGTCGTTGTTGAAGATCATGCGTTCTGCTCCTCGGTATTTGTGATGCCCGCCAGACCGCTCAAAAACCTAGCGCCCAGCATGAGGTGGCCAGCCATTGCTGCGACGCCTTCATAGACGCCAAGCGCAGCGGGAAGATCATCGAAGCTCGCTCCGGCCAAAGCCTCGATAGCGTACTTCAGGTCGGTGGAGATGTCCTTCGCAGCCGCCTCCAGGGCGGGCTGGACGTCCTCGTCATCCGATATCTTGTTGATCGAGACAGCGACCTGCTTGGCCGTCTCAACCAGCGCCGTCTTCAGAATCTTGATTGATTCCTCGATGTCCTCGTCGGGCGCTGGGATTTCGACCTTGATGTCGTCCCCAAGATGCTCTTTCACGACGTGATGCCACCACGCGTCGCGTTGAATCGAGCGCTTAGCCACCTCGGTGCGGAGCCTGGCACGCAGGTCGCCGCCGAAGTTCATTGCGTTGGCAATGGAGGCAATGAGAGGTGTCGCCTCGGTGTAGTCCTCGTCCAAGATGTAGCCGACGGCAACTTTGGCGGTCTCCATGACCTCAGAGCCAACATCGTCGATCTGCTCAGGGATCTCGAAGACCTCGACCTTTCCGAAGGTAATCGTCTGGTCTTCCGACTCCTTGAGTGCGACACGCATGAGCACGCCGTCCTTAGAACAGAGAGCGTGCTTCGGGTAGGTCGAGACCAACTCGGCAGGTCCAGCCGCCCAAGTCGGATCAGCTAGGGCTTCGCGAATACGCGAGGCGCGGGCCTCCAAAGAATTGTGTTGGAGCAGCGCGAGGGTGTCCTCTGCTTTCCGTGCAGTTCGCAAGGAACTGATGATTTCGCTGCTGCTAACTGGCACAAAGCCACCCCTGTCTCAACCTTGAGTAGATGATCTACATCTATCTCGCGCAACCTATTCCTAGACTTAGCGCCGTCCACCGACGACTACTACCGCTGACCTCGTCCTCGGCCTGACGGCAAAGCGCGGGTTTGACCGTTCTTGTTGGTCGAGAGGGCCGCGCCTCGGAGATCCTTGAAGAAACCGATCCGCTCTCTGTGACGAACCGCTGCTTCGTGTCCCAGCCTGCTGATTCCTTCCAGAATCTCCTCAGATCGGCGATTCGACTCCCGGTAGCGCCACTCCTCCAACCGCCTCCGTTTGTCGTAACTCCTCCACTCAGCTGGGTTCTTGGGCTTCTCCGCCTGAGCACCGGTGCCGGTACTACCCTCGCGTTCGGGAGGAGCCTCGCTGGGGGCCTCGTCACGAGGCTCTTCTTCTCCGCCCTCCGCGCCCGCGCCCTGCCCACCGGCGTAACTCGGCACCTCGCCAGCCTGCTCCTCCTCGGCATCGGACTTTTGCTGCTTCTCGATGGCCGCGATCTCCTCACCGGAGAGCCGAAGGACGTTCTCCTGAATCCACCGGGTGCTGACGAAAGGCTGGACCCGACTGGCGTAATCAGCGCGGGCGTTGAGCACTTCGTAGGCGGCCATCTCGTAGATACCGCTGGGAATGGTCATCTCGACCTCGAACTCGGGCTTCCTCGGGTCCTTCACACCTCGGGCAGCCAGATGGACGCGGATGATGTGGTCGTAGGACAACCGTATCTCGCGCTGGAGGTTCAGCGTAACGCGCGCAGCGCGCACGTCCTCGTTGGAATTGTGAACGAAAACGCCAGCTGCAAGAGCGTAGTTGTGGCAATCGTCGACCACGAAGTCATAGCAGTCTTCGCGGACGTCCAGCTTACGCACACTAACGACTTTGTGATTACCGGGTGCTCCGGCTGAAACAAGTGCCTTCTGACGATCCTTCAGTGCCTTCTCAGCGCGACGTTGGTTATGACCGCCAGGATCGTAGCCGTAAGCAAGATGCTGCTCAGCGAACTCCTTAAAAGTGATGCCTTCACGCTCAAGCAGGCGGTAGATCAAACACGACGAGTAGCCGGTCCACTTCGTGAGATCCTTGAATGAAGCACACCGATAGCTCTTGGCTACGTCTACTAAATGAGCGTAGTCAGCGTCGTGTCGCCATTTGACGTTGTCCTCGCCTCTCACTTTGATCTTGCCGAGGGCGATGGACTCTTTCATCTTCTTTGAAGAAGCCTCGCGGAACCCATCAGTCTGTGTAAGCGCCCGAAGCTTACTATTCTCTTCCCTCCACTGTTGTGCCATCTGCTCGGACTTGAGTTGACGGTGCTCGTCTGACTGACACCAAGTGTGTTGACCCCCACCAGGTTGGCGAGCTTTCTCTAGGTTATCCCTGCAAAGATCGGCGCACTCCTCGCTTTGGGTCCACCACTTGGAATTCTCGATAGCTTTAGCCCTTACCTCGGGACGACCGATTGTCTTGTCCGCTTGATCGCGATGAATCTGCAAATGTTCTTCTGCGAGCGGATCACCGAGATTGCGGGGATCATTATTGCGCTTATCGAAATCCTCGTGATGGATGACGCGACCCTCTGTCTTGAGAAGACGTCTCCACTTCCATGAGGCGACCGACCGATGCGTAAATCGCCATTTGCCTGTGGCGGGGCAGAGATACATATCGTAGCCATCCATCCCATCACGCGATTTCTCCGAGTCGCGGCGGTATAGAGGCATAAGAGAGTCGCCGGGGCTCAACTCGTCGAGACGACGGTAAGAACCGTCGCGCAGCATGAACGGATGATCCGGAGTGCCTTTGACCGCTTCGCCATTGTCGAGTGTGACTTCCCAGACCTCAGCATTGGGGCGAGTGACTTGCGGGGAATGACCCCGTCCGGCTGTGACCTTACCGTTTGCCCCGACCGAGTAGGTGTGGAACACACCACCGTTGCCATACTCCGTAACCAGCTCCTTCATAGTGCAAGTGCGACCATCAAGGAGTGGTACCTTGGTGTCGCCTGTCAGACAGAGAATCGAGCGGCTCGGAATCCCGCCGTCCTGGCCGAGGTACTCACGCGGAATACGCAGAGCGCCGTGAAGCATCTTCTTGAAGTACTCCACGTCGTCGACATTCTGGTAGTCGGGGCCAGAGAGAACTTCGACACGGGCAAGCTCGCGACCTTCACGAACACCAATCACAAAGTCTTCGTCGTTGCTGTTCTTGACGAAAATACCGGCGCTGACTGCGAAGGTGTGGGCCGGTTCCACGGTGAGGGTGTAGGTATCTTCCCGCGTCTCCAACCATTCGATCCTCACAACCTTGTGGTTGTGAGAAATTGCGAGGCCCGCTTCCTTGTTCGTAGCCGCCGTCTCGGCACGGGCCTTGCCGGTCCCGTTACTAATTCCAAGCGCTTCTGAGATCACTTGACGAACGAACTTGTAAGTTCGACCCGACGGGTCGTAGACCATTTCGTAATCACGAGCCGACGGGCTGGTGTTGCCACGCCTGGTGTTGCCACGCCTGTGGTAGAAGGGCATCAATGAATCTCCGACCTTGAGCGTCTGAGCCTCGGCAAACTCTCCACTGCGTCGGATCATCTTGTGATCTGGTGTGACCTTGATCGACCTTCCGTTGTCCAACGTGATCTTGAGAAGCTGCGTGTCCCTTCGGGTCTTACCGGCCCAAGCCACCTTGCCCGGCTTTAGCTTGTTTCCGTCGTTCACGTCTACGGAGTAGACCCACTGGTCCTCGCCCCGCTCGTGCGCAGCGGCCATGTCAACAAGCGACCGCTCGGAGCCGTCCAGCAGAGGAACCTTCGTGTCTCCTGCCAGGCAAAGCGGCGAGTAGCGCATGGTCATCCGACCAGTGCGCGGATCGACCATCTTGTTCTTCTTGAAGTCGCGTTTGAACTTCCGCAGGAAACCTTCGACGCGATCAGCCGGAACGTCGGTGACGTCCACGTAGAACGCGTAGCGCGCGGGGGCTCTTGTGTTATGGACCACAGCCCCGTCAGCGATGAAGTTGTGCTCGTCGGCCTCCACGCCGATGTCCCAGATGTCGTCTGTGCCGATCTCCTCAACGCCACGAATCATCTCAGTAGGCGATTGCGGGTAAAGCGAAAGCGTTACCTGGTCTTGTTGGACAAGCCCGACCTCGAACCCAGCCTGCATGGACAGTTCACGAAGGTCGGTAAGAAATTGGGGGCTGCCGGTAACAACGCCTTCGTCTGATACGAGACCCTGTCCGCGCATGACACCGCTGATGAATCCGAGTTTCACCTGCGGTGATGCTCGAAAAACTTCGACCGGGACAGATCGCGCCGCGCGACCGAGTTGCCTTGCGACCTTGTAGGTGACACAAACGCGCGTCAAAACGTCTCCGTCCGCCTGGTCAACTTCGATCTCCTCCCAGTCGTCATCGTTCTTCTTGGGAGTGACGAGTCGGTGGACGCCTGGCTTGAGATTCTGAACCTCCACGTAGTCAAGTCGACGAATGAGCGGGCGACCATTGCCTTGTGGCTCAATCGTCTCAACCAAAACCGGGTGCGTCTTGTTAGCGAAAATCTCACGATGATCGCTGTAGACACGGTATATCGTGTCCTGACCATTGTGCTTCTTGTAGACAACCTTGGTCTTCTTGAGCTTGTCCTCGGTCGTGTAGGAGTAGACCTCGTCGCCTTCGTTGAGATCCTTGATAGCCTTGTGCCCGTCCGGGGTCCAGATGTTCGAGTCGCCTCGGAGGCACAGCTTGTAGATCATGACGGAGTCTTCCATCATCACCAGCCGCTTCCAGATCCAGCGAGCACCCTCGGCCACGGACACGCCGTAGGGACTGCGGCGTCTCGTTGCGCGTAGTCGC